CATTATCTGGAAAAGAACTACGCGCCGGGATATGCGTTCTACATGAACAGTACAGACATTTTGTTGCCAGAATACAGCGAAGTCGTGGCGTGGATGCACGTTCCAACGCCTTATGAGGGAGAATGAAATATGCGAGTAATAGAAGCATTGCGCTACATACACGCTGAATGGGTTATGTTTGGCGATATGGACGAAAATGACTGTCGTAAGGTATTCACGAAGCCCATGAAAACGAAAAATATTCCGTGGGACAGGCTTCGCAGGATAGAGTGGAAATGGGTATCATCTATAAATTTTAACAAAGACGATGGAATATTGATAATTCGATATTCTGTGAAACGACCAATATATGAGAGAGGATATGAGAAATGAAAATTACGATAGAAATTCCAGATGAAGAAATTAAAGATGCCGTGCTGAATGTGGTGGCACAGCAGTATTATAAAAACTATTCTACTGACAGGCGTAATGTTGACAGAGTGGTTTCTGAATGTGTTCGGAAAGTGATTTATGAGGACGAAGAACGGATTACAGATCGGATTGTGTCACAGGCAAGCAGTCACTTAAAAAACGTGGCATTAAAGAAAATGATGGAGAAAATGACGGAGGACTGACATGCAGGAATTAGAGAAGATTCTGGAAGAGATAGAATTAGAAAAGAAACGTCTAGTGTTTTATCATGATTGTTCAAGCGCATTCTCAGCAGCCCAAATCCGCACGATAGAAAAAATCGAACAAATCATTTGCAAGTATATGAGTAACTGTAAGCGCATGAATGACGGATGGATACCAGTACAAGATAAGCTCCCTGAAGATGATGTTTATGTTTTAATCGCATATGCAGATATAGATGATGAAAATTATACAGACATTTATATCACAACATATGGATATGCGTACTTAGGCGGACATAAATTGGATTATAAAGAGTGGAGAATCCCATTTGAGTATTTTAAAAGTAACTATAAAGTGACGGCCTGGCAGTATCTTCCAGAGCCGTACCGCCCGGAAAGGAGAGATAGCCATGACGGAGAATGAAGCGATTAAAGTTTTAGTTACTCAAAAACAGTGCATATACAAGTCCAGTAGTGGTCAATGTAAAATAAATTGCGGAGATTGCAAAAAAAATATTCCGATTGCATATCAAGAAAAATCCTATGAAGTGGCAATTACTGCCCTCAAAGAAATCCAACAGTACAGGGAAATCGGAACCGTGGAAGAATGCCGGGAATCGGTGGAGAAGCAGAAACCGAAGAAGCCGCACAGAAATTACAAGAAATTTAGTGGGTTATGGTGTAAATGCGGTTGGTATCTAGGTCAGAAACAATGCTTAGATATTAAGTATTGCCCGAACTGCGGACAGGCGATTGATGAAAATTTGGAGGGAATGGAAGATGAGTGATTTTTATAAACCTCTTACTCCTTCGTTCAGAAACGACATAAATGCGGCTATAGAAAACCAAATCAGGGAACTGGAAACTTGTGAGAAAAATGCATTTGTAAATGCTCAAATTATTGGATTGAATGCGCAGAAAAATCTTATAAATGCATTGCCTGACGGTTATCCAATTCCTTGTACTAAATATTGATTTAATGGAGGTGTGTTATGACCATTAGCGAATTATATGAATGGGCCAAGGAAAAGGGCGTTGAAGAATATGATCTTGTCATACAGTATGATATTGGAATGGGCGTATGTCTTGTACGAGACGCATACGTAGATCATGAAAGAGCAGAAGTGGAATTGTGCCAATAAAATAAAACGATACCAGTATGAAAATTTGGAGGGAATGGAAGATGAGCGAGATTAAGTTAAAAAGAAAAAGGAAACCTCATTCAGAAG